TGCCGCTGCGGGAGCTTGAACACCAAGAATAGTTTTCTGTCTTTCGGCTTGCCTCCCAAGTTTCCGGAAAAGCTTATTCGCCAAATCATGCAAATCCTTCCAAGCCGCAACCGGAGCTAAGGGCATTAAATTCCCAGGTACGTCCTCAAAACCAAGAACATGATAAGGCCCGGTAATGTTTTCCGGCCCGTCATGCTCGAAAACGCGAAGCGGCATTTCCTTTTTATCCGCATCGAAAACTGCTATCTGGTTTGTCTCAGGGAAATACACGTCCTCGAATTCAACCATATCCTCAAGCTCATCTTCTACCGTCGCCTCCGAAAGCGTGACAGTATCAAGCTTGGCATCTCCTGTTTCTTCGTGGTAGGGCTCTCTCGAAGAAGGTTGAAGCCTCTTCTTGGATTCTTCGGGAAATACATTCGACTCAAGAACCCTGCGCCTGGGAACTCGATAGCGGTTGCCAATATAGCCAATCTGAGAAAGCCTGTGCGCCATCATGTCTATAATCAGGTCGTCAAGCTCCACAAGGTCAACATATGGCTGTCCGACATCGAATATCTCGCCCTCAAGCTCCAAGGTGCCAGAAGTGTAAAGCCCCTCCTTCACAACACCGATACAGAAGAAGGCGTCCAGAACCCAAAGCTCGAGAGTTTCCTTGAGGCCAATTTCCTCAATCAGATGGTCCATGCCAAGCTTGAAGGTGTGACTGAAAGACTTGAGCGAAGCATGTGGAGTGGTAACTAACGCCCTGGGCGGTGCGCCCACAAGTTGCTGCTTGTAAACGGAGATAGCAAGCTCAAGAAGATTGATAGGCACCCTATCAGACGCGCCATTCTCAGAATAGTGCTTGCCGACAAACTGCTTTACGGCATCAAGTTTATTCTCACGAAAAACCTGAAGCTTTCGATGGCTCTGGTCTTTCGCAGCGTGAAAGTTCTTTATTGATTTCGGGTCAGTTAAATCAAAGCCCATTTTATTCCCTCTGGAAAGCGTCTATAGAAACGCCCCGAAGGGCGTTTTTAAGATGCTCTCTTAACGTACTCAAGTATTTCTGTGCTTCGGGAACTTCTTTTCAGCGAGCTTGTTTATAAATGTATCGCCCAGGTCGGCTACCGCTACCTTGAACGGCTTGACCGTGTTCCCCGCCAACATTAGCTTGTCTGTGGCACCCTTGTACTGTACCATTTTCCAGATAGACAATGCGGTTGTAATAAGAGAACCTACCATGTAATACCAAGGAACTCCTTGCTTCCCGAGTTCCTCAATATCTCCTATGATTTTCTCTTTATTAGCTAATAGCCCCTCCTTCTCCGCATACAGTTGGCTTATGGTTTCGGTAAATTCAGCAAGCGTGAGTTCCCCCGCCTTGTACTTGTCCGTCAAGACGATTATCTTTTGAGAAACCCGAGAAATAAATACATTGACCTCTGCCAAATCCGTCTCGAATTTGTCACGCGCCGCCTTCTGCTCTGGCGTGAGTGCAACACACCCCACGAAAAACAGAAGGCTGACCAGCGCAAGTAGCGCAAAAAACAGTCTCAAACCGCCACCTCCTTTTCTTTCTCCCCTTTTTTCAGGGATTCCCGAACATCATCTTCCGTAATCTTCTCAGCCTCATCGATAATCCGTCCGACCTCGCGGACAAACAGCCGGACCGTCTGCGTGGGATTCCAACCGTTGAAAGCCTCCCAACACTTCACCAGGAAATCATACTGCTCTTTGGTAAGAGTGATATAGGGGGAAGCGTCTCCCACAACATTGGTTTCAACCAAGTCTTCAATCTTGTCGATTAAACGAAGCTGCGCCCTTGTTCTGCCCTCACCGTATGTCGGCACCGGCAAAACATCGGCAATCCTTCTTCGTACTGTTTCCGGCGTCCAGTTGGTCTTTTCCTCGCCAGGGGCGGGCTTGGTCTTCTCCGCCTTCCCAACAAGGTCCTTGATAAACTGCCCGCCAACCACTATTTTGTAAAACTCAGCCATAACACCTCACTCCTTTTTCCGAAAATACACGTTATCAAGCTTACGAATACTGCCAGAAATATCCAGCGCATCATTGCTCCTTATGCTACCGTCGCTAGCTTTACCGAGTTGCCAGCCACGTCTTTTATTGGTACATAACCATCTACCGCCGCGTCGCCTGTGCCGGTTTTGGTTCCAAACCTCACCACACCTGTAGCGGGGTCTAAAATCAAATCACCCGCAAGTGTTGATAGATGCCCATCCGTGTCATCGTGTTTCATGTATATACACTTGGTCACACCTGAGCCGGATACTTGATGGCTGAATACTGCAAACACCGGGTCAGCTTGGTTGGTAAATGCTGTGGCATAGGTTGTCTGTGAAACACTTGAACCAGGAAGAACCATTACTGGCGCATACCGCCCCACATCCGTCGAGTTATAGCCCGCGTAAAATGCTACCGAACACGCCTCATTACCTGCTGCGGTCGATTGTCGTCCTATTAAATACCAGAAATCCGTACTCGCATTTGCAACACCTGCACCCATCCATATGCGGCGCTGCCCATTACCCATCATTATGTCTCCGTTGCAGGTAACATGGTTACAAGTAATTATAGAAGAAACACTAAGAGTGGAATCACACGTCACCGCACCGTCTACTTCAAGAATCTGTGGAATATACACATCACCAGAGTTGGTTGCATGTCCCGGCGTCCCACCACTCGCACCGAGGTGCAGTACGCCATTAACGGGAGCAAGCGTCAGAGAGGTATTAACAACGCTGGTTATCGAAAGATATGTAGATGTCACACCAGACGGCTTTATGGTGATGGCGTTCGGACTAACCATCGTTCCATGGGCCTTGTCCAAGGACCCACCACCAATCACCTTTGATAAACTTCCATTCATAACACTTCCCCCAGACTATCTGTAAAGTGCTTCAATTTCTAATTTGTCGTCGGTATTCGTCGGCGCAACTGCATAGCTGTAAGTAACGCGAATATGCGTGAACGGGTCTGTCAGGGTTTCATAGCCAAGCGAGCTAAGGGCAACCGTGCCTTCAGCACCGATGTCAACCTTGAACAATTCAAAATTTGTGTCGTTGACGGTTTCACCTTCAGGGATGTACGCGCCTTCAAATTGATAAGTAAGCTCCTGCTCCATCCCGTTGTTTATAAGAAAAAGAATCGATGCTGGCGGGTTGTTCTTGTCTATGGTGAGAATCTCGGACTTATGCGCACTATCATCCCCCACGACGCTATTTTTCTGGTCAATCATTGAGAAGGTTCTAAGTTTCGACATAACCTTTATCTCCTACCAAAAAGCTTTTTCTTTTTCGGCTTCTTCCCGCCTTCGCCTGCGAAAAGCAAGGCTTCCGGGAAGTATTACTTTTTCTTCCGACTTCTCCAGCGGGATAACTTCCTTCATGGCCTCTACCGCCAGCGCATCCGCAATCACCCTGTCGCCGTGGTTGTGTCGCGCTCCGGTAGGGTCCTCAGACTTCGCACTTACGGCGTGTTCAACTGATTGCCTATCGGTGAAGATATATTCGTATGCTTCTGAAAGCGCCAAAGAAGAGCGGTTTATAATTTCCTCGTCTCCGAGAGCCTTGGCGTAGGCACCGAGAAGATTAACCTTGTTGTCTTTCGTTGTGTGCCAGCCGGGACTCTTTGACTTCTTAACGGAAAGAGAGGTGCCTGAAACGCTCGAGCGATAATAAACATTCCGGTAGGCCAGGTCGTCAAAGACCGTTTTCCCAAAAATCGCGCCGTGGCCGTTGTTCTCCCAAATCAGGAAGGCTCCGCCAGCGTCGGAGTTTATAGCCCAACCTTCAAGCGACCTGGTTTTCTGCGCCTTGAGTGACGCCCCGCCAAAATACTTACATGCTGCAACCGCAAGCCGGGCAAGCTCGTGCGGCTGGATATAAGCGTCTGCGTATTCGGCAACCTTCTCTTTCAATTTCAAGTCATAAACTGAAATGGTTGAATTCGAGCTTCCGGTACCTACCGCAACGTCCACCGAAACAACATAATTTCTATCATCTACCGGCTTCCCGTCTGCGTTCGGTTCAAACCAAAGCCGCCAAGGGCCTTTCCCGTTCTCAATAAACCCGGTTGGCTTGCAAGTGGCATGGTCGTAACGAAGCTCTCCGAGATGGAAAGGCTCAATACAGTATTTGGCCTTCACCTTGTCAAGCATTTCGGGTGAGAAGAACTGGTACCCGGAACCGAGATAGTCAATGTCAAGCTCCTGGGCAATTTCCACGCTGCTGATTCTGCGCACACACTCGCCGTCGTACCACGGCGAACGCAACTTTCCATCCAGGATAAACTTGTAATTGTCCGGGAAACGATGCTTTTCGTCGAGAATCGAAAGCCGACCCTGCTTGGAAGTATAAAGCCCCTTCGCCTTTTTCGGATGCGTAGACCAATGCGCCCGAAACTTGACTGTTTTCGGGTCCTGCGTCTTTGTCAATTCATAAAAGGCGTTCGCAACGCCCTTGGGTGTACTGTTGAAAATACGGCAATCAGTAGAATCGGCACTCGCAGCAAGAACGCGCCTGCCATCATCAACGCTGGCAAACTCGTCAAAGAAAATCGCCTTGCGCCGGTCCCCTCGAGCCACATCGCCCGTTGTCGATTCGCCGTCTACCGTGCTGCCATTGTAATAATTGAGAAGATGAAGCTTCTGTCTTTTGAATTTGGGCGTCAACCACGCCGGCAGGTGAGAAAGAATAAAATCAATTTTCCAGAAAAGCGTTTTCGGGTCTTCCGCCTTGTCGACAAGGTCCTCTTTTCGGGAAACCATAAGGAAGGTGACTTCGAAAGGATTGAAATGCCAGTCCTTCTCGCAGATATAAATGCAAATCCAGGACAAGCCCATGTCGCGGCTCTTCTCGACAACCATGTCGTGGTCGCCCAGGGCCGCTTCCATCTCAAGAATTATGTCGTCCTGGAAGGGATAGGTGATAAAAGGCAGGACTGGCGGATTTACTCTCGGGTCGTAGGTGTAGCCGAAGGTATTGATATAGAAAAGCGTGTCCTCTTGACACATTCGCCAAAGCTGATTCGCGGCCCGCTGGCTCGAAAAACCAAGCTTTATCATCTCTTCCCGAAAGTAGAGGTTAGCCTCAAACTCCTTGGGAACTAAGTGATAATGCGGGGTCGGATTCCTCTTTCGCCCGCTGCTTAGACCTTCTGCTTGCAAGCCGTATTTGCTCGATAAGCTCAAGGCATTGCTTTTCGTCGCTATCATATTTTCGGGCTTCCTCTAACTGCCGTCCACTCGGAACGGTCTTGGCCCACATACGCAAGAACTCCCTGCGCGTCTTTTCGTCTGCGCGTACAGTTTCAAGAAGTTGCCACGCGCCCGCGCTCGGCGCATCTTTCGGCTGCAAGTCCTTTATCCCGATATTGTTAAAAACCCACTTGATTACCTTGAGCGCGTTCGCGTCCTCCGCGCCGGCAAACTCTTCGGCAGAAAGAGACGGCGTTATTTCCTCGCCGCCTTCTTCCTTGAATTCGTCCATGCCAACCGAAAACTCACCAGTCGCAGCCTCAAGCGCGTCCTCTTCGGAATATTTCAAGTTCTCTACAAAATACTTTACGCGACTCTCGAACGCCTCCTGGCGGCCGGAATCGCGTAAATAATCTTTGAATTCGTCAGGGTCCAAATTCATTGTTCCCTCGTATCCCTTACTTGGGTTGTGTCATTTCCAAACTCTGACATTTGCCTTCGCGCTTTATTCTGTAAATACTTATTTGCCGGCATCACCCTCTTTCGCGGATTTCCCTTTACCCATTTTCGCAAATCGGCAATCCTTAAAAACCGGGCAACTCGGTACCAACCGTGGCCCTTATCTTCGCTCCCGTAAAACGCCATGCGCTCCCCGGGTAAAAGAAACGCGAAACTTAAAGCTTCTTCAGCCAGTACAACGCCTGTCTCAACTTCGAACTCGCCATGACCGCCTCGCGTGTTAAACGAAGCTCAAGGTCTGCGATAATGCCGGAAACTGCTTTTATATAATTTTCCGGTGTTCCGATTGCAACTTCCCGCTCCGCCGTCTCTACCGGCTCTATCTCAGGGGCGTCGTCCTCGACAAGCTCCTTCAATACCCCGTCAGAATCAGCAATGGTAATTTCCGCTTTCGCTTCCTCGTTTTCCGCTTCCAACTCTTCCAGAATTTTCGGCTTCACGTCGCCAACCTCAACCTTTGGCTCTTCCGCCGTCTCCACCGCCTCAGCCGGTGCCGCCTTTTTCGCTTTCTTAGCCACTTCACTTTCTCCTTGTATTGGGACATAAATGTCACAGTGAGACAGTATATGCCCTAAATGTAGTACTTGTCAAGTCCACCCACCACAAAATACACCTTTTACCGCGTCATTATGGCGCATGTAAGTCATTATGGCGCGTCAACTTACGTACCATGAAAAATATTTTTTATTTTTTTATTTTTTTCGGACACGGTTTAAGTGAGAGGGGACCCGGCAGGGCCGGGCGGGGGGTCGGTTCATTTCTGAGGATGTAGAGTCTCACTTGTCCTTATTATGCTCACCCTGGGACACCCGCGCTCACCTACCGCCAACAATCGTTGGCATGGCCTCATGGTCGCTGAAACTGACATTACAACATGTAGTGGGCATATCGAGCTTGGCATGTGGACGCATGGGAGCCCATGCACCCAAAGCCCGGTTTCGGACGCCCAAGGTCCACGTTCGCCAGCCCGCTCGACGCTCAAAGGCGGGGAATAGCGAGAGCAATCGAGAAACCGTGTTCGCAAAAATTCCGCGTGTTCAAAAATAGGACATATACTATCATATACTATCATATACTAACAAAGACCAGCTGGACGACATAAACGACCACATGTAAGGGTGTAGGCCAGCTAATGTCGTCCAGCTCAATTATCTAATTATATTAACATATTATACTATACTATACTATATAAGATAGATAGATATACATTTAATAATAAATGAGGTGGACGACATGGACGACATTATATCCAGCACATTACGCGTGTACGCGTGCGCGTGCGTGTACGCGTGTACGCGTGCGCGTGAGGGGTCTTGTGCCTCTAAAGGATTTGTCCATGTCGTCCAGAAGATAGTTAACATGTTGGGGTGTAAGGGTTTAGAGCTGGCCGACATTACATACCCCATGTCGGCCAGCTGCGGGAGCGAGGGGATGCTACGTGGAATGTAGCGGATGCTACGCGAGGTGTAGCTTTCTTTCCTGCCCTTGAGGAATGGCGGCAAGTGAGGTGGAAAGTAGAAGGAAAGTAGAAGGAAAGTAGAAGTTGAGGTCTGGTTGCTGGCAGGCCCAGGAGTATTCAGAATACCTCACAACAAGGGGTCAGGAGCATCGGGCTTGGTGATAGTGGTGTAGAATCCCTGCTTCAGCTATTGCTCTTCGCAATCATGGGTGAATTGTCGTCGGCCTTGACGATAATCCCCGTTATGCGTGAAACCCTTGCTATCGGTGTAGCCGTAAGGTATGGCGTAGCATACTGCGTCACCCTTGCTTATCTCTTGGCCTGTTAGTGGGGGCTGGAATTTCACCTTACGCATGACTTTGCGCATTCGAGCGACCAGCTCCCGTTTTTTCTTGGCAAAGGATTCAGCTTCCGAGTCGAAATATCTTTCCCACCTCTTTGCGGCCTCTCGCTCCTGCCGCTTCCAGTATGCTCTGGTGTCGCTGGTACCGAGGAAGGCCCGGAGAGCTATCCGGCAGAGCCAGGTTATATCTCGCCACAGGAACCTAAGCTTTGTTGTTGGCGGGTAGAATGCCGAATAGTTCTTCCAGGTCATTGATATTTCCTTATCTCCGCGTCAACCGCTACGATTGCGAGTGTGATAGCTGTATGTAGATACTTTACAATCTGTTTGTCGCTGAGGGACGTGTAGGAGTGATAGTCAATGTAGAACGGCATCGAGACAAGACACATGCTCGACAGGATATTTGCGCTTTTAGGGTGCTTGGGCAAATATTCTTTTTCCACGTAGCCGACAAACAAGGGATTGCCACGATGCTGAGGAAGCACGTTTTGGGCGGCGGGGAGTATATCAGTAATTTCATATCCCTTAAAGTCTGCTCTTAGCTGTACGAGGGCCGCGTTGATGACATCTTGTATGTCCACGTGTCTTTCTCCTTTATTCCTTTGCGCCTACCCACATTCTACATGCCAGATGGACAAGCGCACGAAAAATATTTCACTTATTTTCGAGAAAAAAGTATTTTGTTGTTTACATTATCGCGCACTATGACGTATAGTGTAGTAGTCGAGATAGAAAGGACGGTGGAAAATGTTCGAGGTTTACACAATCAAGCTTGGAGCGTCTAAGCTTGTGTATGCCGGTGATAGTCGCGCGGTAGCATGTATGAAGTATGCTTCAGTGGGCAGTAAGAATGTGATGGTGTGTTTGTTTGTGAAGGGCAAGTTAGACTTTTACAAGTGGGTAAAGTAAGCGCGAACGATGCGCGGAAAGTGAGTGCGTGAGGTAGTGTTAGCAATCAATGACTTCCTCATGGACGGTTTTAATTAATAAGGAGATGTGAGATGACAGAATACGCATGGGTGCATTTGACGCGGCTTTGCGGC